CTAGGTAGTTGGACATTTCTGACATAATGTTTCCTTTATCGTGTTGCTATTGAGATTGAAATAGGTGACCCAGCATATTCGCCTTGGTCATCTGATACGGTTAAAGCAGTTAAACCTCGGTCATACAATGATGCCCATGTCTGTAGTCGTGAGTCATTCATAATGTATGGCTCTGCCTCACCCAATGCACCATAAAGCAACAAGTCTGGGCATATAGCCATAAATGCGTTAGATGACACGGAGTTGCTCATAAATGGCGGTGCAGCGTAGTAAAGCATACTTAGCGTATAGTTGCTGTCCGGTATTGGAGCTAGTTGAAACTCTTGAGCTAGTACGGTGTATTGATGTGGTAACCCTGTATCGGTAGTGCGAGCGTTACGGAATAGTGCGCTAGGGGATTGATACTCTAATGTTGCTGCTGGGTTTGTTGATACGTGTAGGTCACGCATCTGCAAGAAGTCTGATGGTAGCTCTACTGTAGAGTCACCGGCTACTGCTGTGGTGGTTACTACCTTTAGCATTTGACGTATACGCAACTCTCTGCGTAGTCGGGTTTCGGCAAGCCTGATAAAGTCAGGAATCATTGCCGTTAAGTCACTACGAGCTAGGTAACTGGCAATCGTAGTCTGTAAGTCTGCGTAGTTTGTCAATGCCATTAGATGCGCCCTGCCCTTGTGCGAAATGCCCTATTGTCGGGATTGTTTAACCATTCGTTAAATCGTTTCTTATCTATTACTGCAAAGCCTCGTGTGATGCCTTGCTTTTCTAATTCGGAGAAAACTGTAAGCGGTATTGATGCTATTTTGTTGCCAAATGCATCATTGCTCCAGTTCTTACGTTCGTCTTGAGCAGCGTACTCACGCTTGTTCATCTCAAGGATGCCAGTTATGTCTTGGCTCTTAGCTATAACTAATTGGTCACCGTTATCAATAAACGATGTATTGGTAATGCCGTTGGATATTGTATTACTCATAAGACCTCGTAATGGGGGAGAGTTTCCCCTCCCCACATATCTAACTAACTACTAGGTTAAGTCAGCGATAATACCGTGTGCTGCTTGGTTTTTTACCTCTAATGTGTACTCAACTAGCAACTGGGTTTTATCAGAATCGCCATCTTTAGCAAGCTCATTAGTTTGGAATGGGCGCAAGTAAGCTACAGCAGCCATTTCAGGGTCTAATAAGAATGCTACGTCATCGCCGTCTGCGTTAGGAATAAAACGGTTAGGAATTATGCTCAAAACCCCAAAGTCACTCACATACACGTCAGCGGCACCGATGATGGCTGCTTGTACATTACTAGGTACATCTTTAAAGCGAGTAGCGATACCAGCGAATGTAGATGCAACTACTTTTTGTGCAGGAGTTACCATCAAGATTGTTGGTGAACCACCGTTAGTGTAAGTAGATTGGATTACTGTGTTTAAGATAGTGCTGGTGAAAGCACGGTCTGTACCAGTTACACGAGCAGTAGTACCTAAAGAACCAGCAGTACCAGAAGTACCGCCAGAGTAGTTTGAGTTCAACCATGTTTGTAAGCCGCCCAAAACACGAGCAGTAGAAGAGTCACCAGCAGAAGCAACTTGGTTGCTTAATAGGATAGCTTCCATGTCACGTTTGATTTCTGAAGAAGCCTTAGCCAATTGGTATGCTTTTTCTGATTTACGACCAGCTTTGTTTACAGTTTCCAAAGTACCAGAAATTTTGATGGTTTTTTGTGAAATTTGTGTACGGTTACCAACACGAGTAGTTGGAGAGATTGTTGCATCAGATGCAGTTGCACCCTCAACCACAGCGTTAGAAGTGTTAACAGAAGCTAAGCTGTCTGTCTGCCATTCGTGGTAAACCGCCGTGGCGGCTGTCTTACCGGCGCTGGTTAAAAATGGTGTATCTGTAGGTGAGATATTGTAAATAACATTGGATAAGTCTTCACGTTGACCAATGCTGGTATAGGTTTGATATGTTGCCATGATAATTCCTTAAATAAAGTTTTCAAAGACAGATGCAGCGTCACGCACCTTGCCTGATTTTTGTAATTGAGCCATAGTCTTTTTAGCTTGGTCAGTATTTACAGATGTATTACTGTTACCAGACTTAATAGTCTTAGGCGGTTCACTAACCCTCTTGTTTAGTTGAGGCTTAGACTGTTGTAATTTGTCGTACTGCATTGCTTTGTACAATGCCATAACGTGCCGAGCATCTCGTACTGCTGATAGCTCTTGATCCGAGAATCCTAAGTTCTTTGCAAACTTACGCAAATCTGACCTTAGTGCCTCACCTTTTACTGGATCGCTGTATTCCGGTAGTGTTTCAGACAATACGGCAGCCTGCTGAGATAGATATTGTTGCATTCCTTGCTGTTGCTCGGCTTGTTGCATCTCTGCAATGCGTTGTCTTTCAGCTTGTATTGCGTATAACTTCTCTTTGTTCTGCGACATCTCTGCCACTCGTACAGCGTAACCAATAGGGTCGGACTCTTTTAAAGACTCTAAATCCTCTATTGGTTGTTGAGCATTCAGTAACTGCTCCATTGCTTGCAACCGTTCTGCATAAGCATCACGCATATATTTGGCTTCTTCAATAGCTTGTTGTTCAGCCTCTACTGCTTTGCGTTGCTCTGCTACTTGTTGCGTCTTTTTGGTATAGTCAGCACCTTGTTGGGCTAGTGACTTTAGTTCAGTTAAGGTTAGTTCTTTATCCTCGCCACCGACTTTAACTTGAAACCGTTGTTCGTCTTGGTCTGATACAGACTCCTCTGAGCCATCATCGTCTTGCTCTTCTTGTTGCGCTTCTACCTGCTCATTCTCTTGTTCTGGTTGCTCTTCTGCTTGCCCTTCTTCGGGTGCGTCTTCACCGCCCATTAAACCTAAGAATGCGTTTGTTGCTTCATTGATAGTGCCATTACTTTGTGTTTCACTCCCTTGCGGGTTGGTGAGCGTTTCCATCATTTACTCCTAAATTAGCCATTATTGGCAAAAGCGTTAAAGTATCTTCCAGCGTTTTGCATTAATCTTGCGGTCATCTGCCATGCCAACTATGTGAGCCATTACTTCACGAATAGCTGTTAGCTTTGTGTAAGCATCTTGTCGCTCATCGTAATCGTAAAGCGGTGAGTTAGCCCACCGTTGCATCTGTAATTCTTCCAGCTCTTTAAATACATCCAAGAAGTTTTGGTCTTGGAGCATATTATTTGCCCACTCTGATTTGGTCATTTATACACCATAGGTTGTGTTAATATCTAAGCTATCTACTACATCTTGTGGTTCAGCCTTTATACCACCTTTTACCATTTCATTCAAGCTAGTAATGGCTGACATAATAGCGTTAAGCTGTTCTGTCTGTAGTTTACCGTCTGTTGCCTGTGTCTTTAGCTCTAGTTCCATCTGTTTCAATTGCAACTCGGCTTCCTTGATACGATACTCGCCCTCAAGTTGCATTTGTTTTTGTTGGAACTCTAGCTCTTTACGAGCATTCTCTACTTGCATTTGCTCACGGTCTAGTTGTAACTTAGCCTGGGCAGTCTGTGCAGACAATTGAGCCTTCTGTTCTTCTACTCTTGCATATAACTGCGCTGCCTCGGAGTTTGGATCAGCCGGTGCTTGGCTTGCCTGTTGCATTATTTGCTGTTCAACCTCTGGTGTAATGTCATTAATGAATGATGTGGTGTCTTTGAAGCCAGCCATCTCAATCATGCGACCTAGTGTGCTGCGGTATTGAGTTACAGTCACCAATGGGTTGTTAGCACCGTACTTGCCGATGATTTCTTCTTGTTTAGCCATAATCATTTGCAGCATAGCAATCTGCTCTTGGCGGTTACCGTTGCCCAAGCCTACGTTGATGCTTACATCGTATAGGTCAGACCATTCACGTGGGTCATAAGATACCCATTTGCCACGCATACGGATTGTCTTGGCTTGGTTTTGGTATTTGCATAGTAGGTGCAATATGCCACGGAATAATGATTTAACACCTGTTTCAGCAAAGATACGAGCCATTAGCTCTAGCTTACCTGCTGACTGTTGCATCATGGCTGCCACGGCTGTTGCTGTAGTGTTCTGAAGCACGTTAGCATCAAGACCTTGCTGTAGATCGCTAACACCAGTTCGTTTAGCCTGTACACCGTCTAGGTATTCCATCATCGGGAATGATTGACCGGCTGTGTTCTGTACAGTTAGTTGATTTACTGCTTGACTATCTTTAACACGGATAACACCACCTGCTGTGCTAGTCAACAAATCGTCTAAATTTACTTTTCCTTCAACTGCCGTTACTCGTGCGTTATTAGTTAGGTACAAGTTGTCTAGCATTTGACGCAAGATAGTAGACTTGGTTAGTTGCAAGTCCATAGTGCGGTCTGCTAGTGACTGACCAAAGAATTTGTGTGGGATAGGAATCGGGCATACAGAGTGGAATGGTACGTAGTCGCACTCTTCGTTAGATAGGATTTCTTCGCCACCAATGATAACCCTGCGTAACTCTAATAAGCCATTGTCGTTAGTATCAACCTTGATGTAGCACTCAAATATCTCTACCTCTTCCATTGATAGGTCAGTAGACTGTGCGTAGTCTGGCATCTCGTCACGACCAAAACGTGCTAAACGCTCTGGTGAATACTCCAAACGGTCACCGGCTGGGATAGTATCAACGATAGACTTCTCGTAACCCATAGCAATCAAGTCACCACGGGCAATCATTCTACGGTGCGCTGTGAATGGTGAGTCCTCAATAGTCTTAGCACGTTTGCTAATTAGGAACTCTTCTGGTGGTACATTTTCAACAGCGATACGGCTGTCATCTTGGATACGTTCTATCGTTACGTTATGCGTGTTGTAAGCAAAACCATCAATGCCAACAACTAATTCAGTCACTTGCTTGGTGATTTCCCACTCGCCTGTCTGCATAATCATGGCTAACTCGTCATCAGTCAAGCCCTTGTACTTCTCTTTGATGGTGTCTTTTTTCTCTTCCCAGTAGGCTTTAACTACACCAACCTTCTGAAGCAATGCATCCTTGAACCAGTTGTGCAATATTAAGAAGCCATCGTTGTCTTTATAGAAAACCCAGTTTGCCATGTCACTTGCTTGGTCAGCCAATGGTTCTTCGCCATCTTTAGTTGGCTCAAAGCGCACAGCGTCTTCGCATGATGTGAATACACGGATCAATTGTGGCAATGCACCGTCTACGGCTTCAGCTACCTCACCGGTAACTACTTGGCTGCGACCTTCTACCTCAGTTCCGTATTTGTCACGGAAGTAGTAGTTCATGGCATCAGCACGTTCTTGAACAGTATCGGACTCTAAGTAGCCAATAGCGTTATTGATTTCGTCAGCACATAGTGCCTTTAATTCTTCTTGATTCATCATTATACGACCCATGCCTTATTTTGTTGTAATGGTTTAGACCACGTTGTATCTACTTCTACTAATCCTATTGCTAAATACCTAAACGAGTCTGCAAAGTGTGATGACCAGTCGTGAACTGGCTTATCATAAAACACGTTTTGTTTCTCGTTAAACTCACGTC